CTGCCTAGCCGTCAAATCAGGTTGGGTTGTGAATCAACCTATGTCACGGCTTAAAAATCTTCATGAGGCCTCTTGCGTTCAACACAAGCATGGAAATATACTCATCCATGACCCAGCCCTTGTGGAATTGTTCGACCTGGTTGTTATCTTCGACGTCCAGTGAATACATCACCGGCATCACACCAAGGAATTCCGGTTCCGGAGCAAGGTAAATAACCTTCTTCGGCATGATGATCGACTTGCCAATTTGGAATTCACCAAACTGAACAATCCGCTCACCGGCAACAACACGGTCCTTGAATGCCCAACCAGTAGTGTTAACATCCCACCGGTACAGGTCACGATAATCAGCAGGGTTGAACAACAGGCGCTTGGATTCCAGCTGCAACTGATCAGTAACAGCGACCGCGTCATACAATACGTTCGGTGTCAGATAACCAGCCGGTGCAGCCAAAATGTGGCTGTTACCATACAGGTCCAGCGGAGAATAGGTCTGAATAGCAGCCTCAATCAACGTAATGAGGCGACTATCCTCCTGCTTCATGATGGCCTGCTTGCTCTGATCTTGCGCATACTCCACGATATTCACGCGAAGGAAATAAAGATCTTCCTTCTTGATTTTCGGGAAGGTTGCAATCCGGAAGAGCTGTGCCTGAACGCGCTTGCCTTCGAATGGGGTGATCTTTACTTCACCCTCATCGCCGTGCATGATGTACGCCTGGCCAAGATCATCCAGAACGTCATACATGACCGGAACACCCGGCGTCAGCGGATCTTCCAACAACACGTTGCGGACTAAACCTTGATACCGCAACTGAAGTTGAATCGGGCCGATCATGCTCTGGCCCAACCGCTGAAGACCCGTATTCCGATCAGACAGAATCTTCAAGAGATGCTGTTGCTTGGCCGTACGCGTCATCTTTTGTCCGCCAAGCTTGCGCTTAGCAGCAAGAATATCGCGGACGTAATCCTCAGAAGCCCTGGCGATACGCCCTAGGCCGGAACCGACCGCTACCGGTGCTGACATTTCTTCACTTCCCTCCTAGGGCTAGCTTCCCATTTGAGCACACGTCATATAGATCGCGTACGTAACTTCTTCAGATCCATTTCCCTCCAAAATTACAGTAGCCGAAGTTCCATCAGAACTTGGGTACCAGTAACTGGTTACTACGCCTGGATTGCCGTAGTAGCCAGAAGGTGGAAGGATATTAAGGCCAAGAATTACCGTTCCCACTGGGGCATTCACTGTGTATGTGTGAAAGCCGCCAGAAGTAGGAGTTGTCTCCGTTATAGAGACAACTTGGTAATTACCAACCGCACCCATTAGTCTGCTACCAGTCCAAGGTTCAGACGGTTCATGCGGACGTAAATCTTCGTGGTGCCAGTCACCGACAAAAGTTCCGCAATAGCATATGTGCTGACATTGGTTCCACCAGAAATCGGTGACAGCAGGCCAGGGCCAGAACTGTTGGCTGCTGTAGTAGCACCCAGCATCACACGTGAACCGTTTGTTGGATAAGTCCACGTTCCATTCGGGTCAAAGGCCGGAGCCAAGACCTCGAACGTGGCATCTTGATTGCCTACCCATGTAGTGAAGAGATTCGCTCCGGTGAAACGAACTTCATCAATACCGAGCTTCGGTGCGACGAACAAAGCAGAAAGCCCAAACGGTGCTTGGTTACTAGCACCCGTGAACAATGTGAATTGCTCCGGGCCATTCAACGCCATGACCATGCCTGGGTAGATATCGTACGCACGATTCCAGTTAGGATCGAGGTAACCTGCGTACGGAGTGGCCTGGTGCTGTGCATAGATCGGCCGAATAGTACGCTTTTGCGAAACCTGATCGATAGGCACATAAAAAATCTCACTCACCTGCTTTCTGCTCAAGGTTTAAGTTTGAAAAAATCTCATTAATCTCTTCAAACATGACAACAACCAGAGTTATATGTTTTTCTTCGCGAAAGGACTGGATTTTTCTTAAGCTAACATCGTCCATCCAACCTTTCACTTCTATCCATAGCCCGAACTCTGGGAGCAAAAAGTCAGGCTTGTACGTACACCACGACAAAACAAATCTCTTCGGTTCGTAAAGATACTGTATGTCGTGGTGTTCCAATATTTTAGCGCATCGAACTTCTGTGTTACTTTTCATCCAATGCTGCCTATATCGCTGGCATCCCTTAAAGAAATTCTCGTGCCCGCGACCTTCTGCCCATCTTTTCCGCTGAGCGATGCTCATGTTCTTGCGAACATCCTCAGAACGCACGACACCAAGATGAGCTTGCCGAGATTTTTCAATAGCCTCAGCAGAACGCTTTGTGCCCTTGGCACCACTCGGCAATCCCTGATGAGATTCACTCAAGGCTCGTCGATG